CACGTGACGGCACAACCGCCCTAGGTAATCGTCCATACGCACGACCATACCTCAACGCCATAGGAATTGCTGTATCTGTTGCACCATCAGGTTGGAACACAATATAATCATTCTGTAAAACGAGTGTTCCGTACAATCCGTCCTCTCGCCGTATACGAATAGTTCCTAACGCTTCGCGAAGACCAATTGCGCCAATACTCCAAGGAATATCTCCATAGACGATTGTCTTGATTTTATCCAGTGGTTCAGCTGTTTCAGTACTAAAGATACCAGCGAGCAACGCCTGTTTTTCTAGGAACATGCGACGGAAGTCAAATTCTGTGTAGGTGCTCTTGTCTGACCCAACCTCCCCAATAGCCAAAGGTTTACTCGCACAAACGAGCGGCTTACAGGAACCATCTTCTCCGTCGTAGTCACAAAAACTTGTAAACGGCTTATCTGTAAGTTCGTATTCTTCAGTCACCTTACCATGCGAGTCGCGAATAAACCGTGTCTTAGAAAGCCCTTTTAGAGTAATTGCATCAGCGTTTAACATACAGTCCCATGCGTTGATTTTCATCAAACGACTTACTACACCAATGGGTATTGCCTTGCGAACTGCCAGTCTATACGCATATAAGTCGGATGTTTCATATTCAGGAATACTTACAGCATGTAAATAAACTAAGCAATTGCGTTCTTCGACTGGCAGAAGTGTATGCGAGCAGAAACGGACGCCGCGACCAGTAATCTGCTCAATACGATTCAAGTGATACCATCCATCCAAAAGATGAAGCTGACGTATACATTTCAAATCCAGTCCTTCGCTAGCCACTGTGCTACCTATAATCACTTTAACCTTGCGTCCATCGGCCTCCTCAGCACTCTGAAATGTGGTCGCGTAATCCAACAGTCCCTTAAAGTTTGGTGATGCCTCTTGGTCGCTTGTTAGCAATATGTAGTAGCCCTTGACTGCTATACCTCCAGTTCTTTTGAGAAGCGGTGCAGGCGTACCATCGGCTAAGCAGCGACAGTAGCCACGAGCTTCTAGAGCTAGAGCGATAGGGATTGCGCCCGCTTTCACATAACGACTGTAAATGAAACTCATACCATTGCCACCGATAACCGAGTCGACTATCCGTGCAATCTTGGGTGCGTGCCCCACAAGTCCAGCACCAAAAACACTGTCAAATGCTGGTGCTACACTTCCGTCTTCAAGCTTACCCTCTTTCCAAGAATATTGTAAGCATTTGGTGCCCTTAATCGTTGTTGTACTCGTCTTAAAGAACGTGTTCAACCCCACATTACCCCAAGTACGATTAGGGTAGGTAATATTTCCAATCTGCATAATCTCATCGAGCACGAAGTTGCTCACACCCAACCCTTCTTCGTCGCGCTCCGCTGCGGTCAACGCATTCGCAGCCAGTTTTGTTTGAAGCAAAGAACCCACGACAGTCGCCTCTAACACCGGCGTAATCACTAAAGGCAGCGCTTTCATAATATTTTTCATTTTGTCTGTTATAACTACGGTTCCCTCAGTACGCGAAATGCTCTTTGTAGGATAGCCGTCTGCAAACGCTACAATATTCGATTCAGGTGGTGTAAGGCGCAGAGGAAATGTATTAGGATTTTCGCCGCGCATAAAACTCACATATCGTTTAATAACCTTTACGAGCTCGTCGGCCTTCTCGAGAGTTCCGTCGCGCTTAAAAATGCCATCGCCTAACCGACGTTTAGGGTCCTTGGTGTCGTTGAGAAGTAATAAGTCCAAAAGAAATGTGATTTCTGGCGCTGTATTGTACATCGGTGTTGCAGTCATTAACATCAGACGTAGCCCTTCAGCAATTCCGACTATTCTCTTAATGATAGGCGTTAGAGCCTTACCAGCTGCAGCGTCGTTTACAAGGCTAGGGTCAACATCATCCGTATCATCTGCAGCACCCTCAGCATCTCGTAAGTTATGGGCTTCGTCAATTATAATCAAGTGGTCGCTGAACATATGGAGGAGAACGGCATTTTCTTCACGTTCCCGCGCCGCCCCAGTGACCGTAGGAGGTACAGCGGCAGCTAATTTACGTTTGACCCAGTTTGCAAAAGCAAGATATCCCATAATTGCGTATCTGCGTCTAATAACCTTATCGACTTCCTTGCTAATGGTTTCACGACTCTCTTCGGCGGCTGTGCCTGTTAAACGTAAGTAATTCATACCGGTACATTGTGGTGAGCGCCAGTGGTCACCGGTAAGCCGCTTATGTTCCTTTGGAGCCACTAAAAGACGATTTACATCAAAAATGGTTTTACGAAACCCCTCCGCAATTGCTTGAGGGCAGATAATAAACACTGTGTGGGTAGGCATATATTCTAAGAATGTTTCAGCGACTGTTATTGCGCTACAGGTTTTCCCTACACCGACCCCATGGTTCAATAAGATACCATTGTAAGGAGTATTAGGATGCAAGAACCGCGCAACAAGCCGTTGAACAGGCGTAGTTTCGAAATAGGAGCGAGATTGTTCGCAAGTTTCTTCTGGCGCTAGAACCGAGGCTAAAGATGCAAACTCTGTCTTCTTATATAGTAAAGAAGCAAAATCGGGGTCTTCGATATCAGGATATAGACCAGTGCCCGCATCACGTTCTCGTAACCATGTATTAGGTCGAACCGATTGTCTGCGCATTCCTTCAATTAGACTATCACGAACGGCATAGTCTATTTCAGGATTTATAGTTGCAGACCAGTCAGCAAGTAACTGTTCTTGTGTCTTTTTCTCAAAGATGTCTTTTACAAACACGGGATTAAATCCCCTATTTGTATCTCGGATATACTGTTGGATATCCATTCTATTCAAGGCGAGTATTTTACAGATACCCAATCGAGTGCGGTTAAGACCTTCTCCTTCCCTGCGGTTGACGTTATGTCATTATTTAGCTTAGTTAATACAGCTCGTTTCTCAGCATTCGTAACACGGAGATGAGCTAAAGCATCTTCGAATGGAAACCAGCCAATATTTCCTACCTCTCGAACCATAACTTTATTACCTGTTTGTACTGCTGCTTCAGTGTCAGCTTTACAGACTGCTGGAAAATAGACTTGTTTATAGGTAATTCCGTTAGAGCCAATATACAGCTCTACATATGGGTCCATACCGGAACAGATATGGAGTATACTTTTAGCTAAACCCGTTTCTTCAGTAAATTCGCGTACAGCACAAGCAAGTTCGGTTTCACCGAGAGATCGACGACCTTTAGGAAAACCCCATTCGGGTGAGGGCCATTCAGTCGTCGCATTCAACACGTAAGCATGAAGAAGTTTCCCCTTGATATCACCCGTTGTACGTAAAGTTTCAAACTGTCGTTTAGCCGTTTCATATTCATTGCGATACTGTCGTGTATTTTGACTATTCCATAAGTTTTCCCATAGTTTATCAAATCCATTGACTACAAGTCGTTGTCGTTCTTCTTCCGTCATGCCGTTCAATAAAAGTGCAATGTAGTCAGGATTATCAAGTTTGTATTTCCCTCGTAAAAATTCAACGTAACCTAGGCTATCACGGCGTTGTATTAATAAGAAATGAGGTACGGATTCGATAAATTTCACAGCACAGATGCCAAATGACATTATAGGCGCTCTACAATCCCGGAAAGTATGTCCAAGCTTACCACAATTTACACACTCCATAGTGTATTCTAAACTATGACATTCATAGTTTTCGCGTTTAGGCCCGCGGCTTAAGAAAACATATAGAAAAAGAAAGAATGTCTCAGACGTTTCCTATGATTGGTATGGCGCCGTCTGTCTGGGGACCCCTATTTTGGACGACCATGCATATTGTTACACTCGGGTATAGCCCAAATCCTTCAAAGGAAGAACAAGCAGCCGTAATCCAGTTCTTTAGAAGCTTAGAGTTTGTTATCCCGTGCCCGATTTGCAGATCCCATTACAGTAAATTCTTGAAAGATGATCCTGTTGAAAATCACGTAAACAGTCGTGATGCGCTCATTAAATGGCTCTTTGATGTACACAATAATGTGAATATGCAGTTGAATAAACCAGTTCTAACATGGGAACAGTACATAGAGCAAGTTAAGAAACTCCATAACATGTCTAGTCTAACATTCTATGAGCAGCCGAATAGCATCACGTCAATGGCTCTAGCCGCTTTAGCCGGCGTCGTCGTAGGAGCTACAGCAAGCTATGCCTATAATCATTATCTTAAGAAGTAATAAGGATGCCCGTCAAGAAGATTGTGGTTAAACCAATCATGTCGAAAGACGACTTTGCCAAAAAATACGAAGGCACCTGGTTCGACGAAAAGGCAGTAAAGACCATTGTTGACTACGATGCTGATATCTATCGCTTAGAAGAGGACGGTAAAGAATATCTTTTAGCAAAATTCAGAAAGAAGGTTATACCGAAGGAAACTGTACAGCTCGGTTGGGATGCTTTTCGTCTTGCATCTAATCCAAGCCGTAATCGTGGTGCTGCAGCAGGTCCCATTGATATGAAAGGGAAATACTGGAGCAAGCGGAAGCCAGTCGAGACAGATAAATGGTCTACACGGTATATCCAGAACGGCAAGCCTAGCAAAATGCGTGTCAATAACGTAGTGGCATCCGGCGTTGTAGGGTATTACGAATCCACGGCATTCTTAGATGCCGCCTGCCGTATGACCAGTTATACCCGTGGCGCTCTAAAGAATTATCTGCATGGCCTGCCATTTATTCAGGCTATTGATGAGCAATTCAAGAAACTTGTCCCCGACGCCTATGCGAAGCAACTAGCAGCAGTTAAGAAGCAACCTCTTTACCGGATTGATGATACTGCTTTCTCGACACTGACTGTGAACATGAATTTTCGTACAGCGCTTCACCAGGATGCTGGTGACTTTAAGGAGGGGTTTGGCAATCTTACGGTGATTGAGTGGGGCAAGTATCATGGCGCAATCACCATGTTTCCACGTTATGAAGTCGGATTTGATGTAAGAAGCGGAGATTTCCTAGCTATGGATGTGCACGAATGGCATACGAACTCACCGTTTATTGAAACAAAAGAAGATAAGGAATACAATAAGACGTTGCCCGAAATACGCACAAGAGATCCTGAAACTGGCGTAAAGGGCACAGAGCACAAGTTTCAACGTCTAACATTTGTCTGTTATTTCAGAGAGAAGTTAGCGAACTGCGAAGCGTCCAAAACAAAGGAATACTATGACCGCCAGGACTTCGACTTGAAAGAGGAACTAAAGGAAGCAAAGAAGGCTGAAATCGCTACACTTCCTATACCAGACTATACAGGAACTTTGGAAGAAGCTGTATATGCCATTGAACATACGTCGGCGGGCGCCTCGGCAAAACTTGCGAAGACTAGAAAGCGTATTCGTGAGGAAAAGTCTAAAACTAAGAAGAATAAAAAGACATAATGGTCTTATGGAAACAAGCCAATGAACTTTACAATATTAAAGCGTTTCATATCAAACAGATACGCTTTAATACAACGCCAATCAATTTAGAAAAGGAAAAGGAAAAACAACTTAATGCTCCCATTCCTTCAAATCCGCAATCACATCATCAGGCTTGTAACTCATCCAGCTAAACAATAAAGCTGCGTAATAATTATCGAAATGGTAAGGGACCAGAGGGATTAGCGAGTAAAATCTAGGCCGAATACCCTTCCAATACCATCTATATCCTAATACATAAGGAATAACTAGAAAGAAGAATACAAGACCGTAAACAGCGTATAAAACACGCACAGGCCAATCTTGGTACACATTCAAATTTGTAGCAAGACTGCTTCCATACACAGCAAGTATAATGACTAAAAAGATAGTTACAATTTGCGTTACAGTGCCAAGGATACGCCCGATAGCGCGACCTATATCAAAAGAACCACGTTCTTTTTCTTCGGCGGCTTTAGCTGCTGCTTCATTTTCCTCTTTCTTCTTTTGAGCAGCTAAGACGGCTGCTGCATCACCGTCGGCTTTCGCTTTCGCTATTGCCGCAGCGTCTGCATCAGCCTTCGCCTTTTTCTCTGCTGCAAATTTCTCTGCTTCAGGGTCGTGCGTTGCATTATGAAGCACATAGGATATCTTATTTCCGAGTTGTTCAATCAAACTCATTCCCTACTATTCGGGATAGTTTTACTGTGTTCCATGTGTACTCAGCATTTCCATGGCGACTCCGCCGTTCTTAACCGGTCCTGCTGGTAAATGCATTCCTGGTGTTAAAGTGCATTGGTCCTGCGATAAGTACGACCGGTCATGTGTGCAGCTCTGGGGACCTGGCACTTTCACACAATAACGACCGGCTAAGTCTTCTGCGACTAGACACCAGGTTTCTCTTTCTGCTGCTACTTCTCTAGGAGTTTCTGCCTGGGGTTCGGCTGGCTTAGCTGAAGGCGCCGGTTCCAAAGAAACTATGTTATTGGATAAATCATCCTTGCGCATCCACCTTGGCAACCAGTCCAATAAACCTACACCTTCTTGATAGCGCTCCGAGAACCATGGGCTCGAGGTCCAAGCAGTGTAATTCATATAGAACAGAACAGCAGCAGTTAAAGCAATTACAACCATAGTCCATACTCGCCAGTCGCTTAAAAACGTCTTCGGGGCAGTATCCAGAACATTGCTGGATGTATCCATTCTCTACGGTTTACAGCTAAATGTATTTTAACTAACTAATCGTAGTAGATATGCCTGGTGGTTTACTTAGTCTTGTTTGCTACGGCAATGAAAATCAGTTCGTAAATGGTAACCCACAGACAACAAACTTTTATAAGGCGTTTATGCATTACACCCATTTCTCCCAGGAACCATTCCAAATTCCTATGGATGGCCCTGACGCTCTTCAACTAGATGCACCTATCCTTGTAAAAGCGAAGATTCCCAGGCAGGGTGATTTACTATCTGACCTTGTACTGAGGTTCACTCTTCCCGATATTTTTAGTAAGGCGTATCTAAAACCGCATAAGGATCTTTCAGGAAATACAACCTTTACCTTAGACCGACTATATGAGTTTGCATGGGTCCGCCAAATCGGCGTTCGCATCATTGATACAGTTACATTCACTATAGGAGGTTCAAAAATACAAGAATTTAATAGTGACTGGATAAGCGCTCGTGCTGCTCTAGATAATGATAATACTAGTTATCAGAAGTGGCGCAACCTCGTGGGAGATGTTCCAGACTGTTTTGACCCTGCGAATGGAGTGTATGCAGCGCCAGGAAACTTGTATCCTAACGTTTTAGGCTGGCGTGGAAGCACACAGGTTCCACAGCCGATACAAAACAATGCTGCAAGTATTCCTGGGCGCGTTGTCCGTGTGCCTCTAGGTCTCTGGTTTTCCGATTATATCAGCAACAGTCTCCCTTTAGTAGCACTCCAGTATCATGAAGCCGAAATACAAATCAAGCTTCGTCCCATTAGAGATCTCTACACTGTATTGGATCCATCAGGTATTCGTCTGCGTTCCAACATTTGGTCTACACCCTATATTCCTACTGACCAATATCCACAAGTGTGGAACCCAAATCTCTATGGGCCACTTCCAACAACACTTAATAACTTGTATAAGTCAGCATCAGATATCAGTGGAAGTATGAAGTATTTCTTGACAGATATTTCTGGAGCCGTCCCAATTGCAGACGGATGGCCACTTAATATGACGTTAGAAGCTCTGTACACATTTGTCACTCCTGAAGAACAGCGTGTTTTCACCAATAAATCGATACGATACAATGTTAGACAAGTACAGAATTTTATTTACAGCGGCATTACATCTAGAAATACATATAGACTAGATGTGCATAATATTTCTACACGAATCGTATTCTTTGCGCGACGTAGCGATGCTATCGCAAATCGTAATCAACCGACAAATTTAACAAATTGGATTAATACACAGGGCCAAGAACGCCCTCTAGCTGCACCTATTGGTCCGTACACTACAGGGGCAATCACCAGAGGTCAGGCCGGTGCCTATCCAACGTATTATCTTCAGGGTACAGCTCATATCCCAATAGGAGCCAGTGGTCTCAACGTACAGGGTCTGCAGCGTCGTATTTTACGCAATACATTCATAACGGCGAATGGACAACCGCTCTTTGACACACTTGATGCCGATTATTTTGCAACATATGTACCCTATCGCTCTCTAAAGGGTGACGGCATGCCCTTTGGTGATTACGGTCTCGCCACACAGGGTGAAATGTGGCCCATCCACACGTACAGCTTTGCTCTGAACGGCAGCTCAGTCGAGCAACCTACAGGCACACTGAATATTAGCCGTATTGACCGCCTAGAAATGGACATTGATGTTGAACCAATACCATATTTAGCTAATTATACGTATGAACTGCAGATTTTCGTAGAGACACTGAATTTCTTGGAAATTAGTAATGGATTGGGTGGTCTAAAGTTTGCAATGTAAAGCCTAAATATAAATGTCAACTGTAGTACCACGTTTACTTGAACTATCAACTATGGATTTATTGCCGCAGGAACACGTTAACTATTTACAACATCTAAAAAGCCAAGGATTTGAGCCAAAGGTAATCTATGATATAGGTTCTTGTGTTTTACACTGGACAAATAAAGCCAAAGAAATATGGCCAAATGCACAATTTATATTATTTGATGCGATGCGCGAGGCCGAATTTTTATACACAGGTTACGACTACCACATGGGTGTTCTTTGCGACGAAGATAATCGACAGGTAAACTTTTATAAAAATGTAGAAGGGCCAGGTGGTAATTCCTATTACCGTGAAGTGGGTGCTCCATTAAGTTCTACATATTTTCCTATTGATAAATATGATATTGAAACCGGTTTCACTCTCGATACGATTGTGAAGCAGAAAGGGTTCCCGCTCCCTGACTTAGTAAAGATCGATGTGCAAGGATCCGAAAAAGATATAATGAAAGGTGCAATAAATACTATGGCTCATTCTCAACATTTAATCGTTGAAATGCAGCACATGAATTACAATGATGGGGCACCACTAGTAGCCGAAACAGGTCCGTATGTCGAATCCCTAGGATGGAAATGTGTAGCCCCTATGTTTTCAAATAATGGTCCTGATGCAGATTATGGATATATTCGTGTATGAATTTTCTTCGAGACAGCAAAAGATTAGGCGGTCTAAAGTTTGCGAAGTCAGACCTAAAGATTATAGTTTAAGTATCTTTAAAGAAATGTCAACTGTAGTACCGCATTTACTTGAACTATCAACTTATGATATGTTGCCTAATGCACATTTTCAATATTTACAAAATTTAAAAAACCAAGGATTTGACCCGAAGGTAATCTATGATATAGGTTCTTGTGTTTTACACTGGACAAATAAAGCCAAAGAAATATGGCCAAATGCACAATTTATATTATTTGATGCGTTTCGCGAGGCCGAATTTTTATACACAGGTTACGACTACCACATGGGTGTTCTTTGCGACGAAGATAATAAAGAACTACGCTTTTATAAAAATGTGGAACAACCAGGTGGTAATTCGTATTACCGTGAAGTGGGACATGAGCTGAGTTCTACGCTATTTCCTGTTGATAAATATGTTATTGAAACCGGGTTCACTCTCGATACAATTGTAAAGCAGAAAGGATTTCCGCTTCCTGACTTAATTAAGATAGATGTGCAGGGAGCTGAAAAAGATATAATAACAGGTGGAGTAAATGTTTTATCTAACGCGAAACATCTAATAGTTGAAATGCAGAACACAAATTACAACGATTCTGCACCTCAAGTATCAGAAACAGGACCGTATATAGAATCACTAGGATGGAAATGTGTAGCCCCTATGTTTTCAAATAATGGTCCGGATGCAGATTATGGATATATGCGTGTATGAACTACAGGTGTTTGTAGAGTCAGCAAAAGACTAGGCGGTCTAAAGTTTGCAATGTAATCCTCAACTAAAATGGACCCAACTCCTCTCTCACGTGCAGATTTACAGAACCTTAGAGCTACGTTAGAAGCTAAGCGTTTGCTAGATGTCCAGGTTCAGCAATTTGTTGTAGAAATTGCTTCAGAAGTTGTATCCGTAGCCGCGCAACCGGATAAAAAGAGGCAGTATACGAGGCGTGACTGGAAGCTTATCAGCATGACTAAGGAGGTAAAAGAAGGCATCATTACTGGTCTGAGACAGAAGTTTCCTGATACAACTATTTCTTTTCTTCCTGGTGATTCAGATATTCGGCATTCTTCAACCAATTACAGTTTATATCCGACCTTGCTCGTTGATTGGTCTTAGACCGGCGGTCTGCGCATAGAAAAAAAATTGAATTAATAAAGCCTGATACTTAAATGCCACAGGACCAAAATGCCTGTCCAAGATAATACTTTCTGTAAGCGGATGGTGAAGCGCGTTACGAACGCAATTCACAATCCTGCAGTTTCCTCCAGGGATGTTTATGACACGATTAAAGAGTTGCATCATAATCGTATCATTGTGTACAAGGAAGACTACGATGAGTGGATTAATGAAGCAATTAATGTAGGAAGTGAAGGAAAAGTATTGGCTGTGCTACGATTTATTGGAGGAAAAGGCGCAGATACGTTAACGTCTCTTTTATACTTCAGCCCCCACACTATTCCACGTTTTGTGGCCTCTAGGATATTTCGTCCTGATAGTGTGGATCATGAGGTTGTAACATTTATTACTCTTTGGAAAGACCCTAAACTGTCATTAGTCATTGATCTATTCTTCAAGCAACCGAGAACAGCATCCGTCATTCTGCGTCTTGCCAACAATAATTGGTTTTCAAAGGCGCAACAAACTCATTTTATGAACCTTAATCCAGTCTTGGAAATGCGTAAGAAGCAAAGAAAGATACTTACGCGTTTCTGGTTATTCACATTCAAGAAGGTTCTAGGAATGTGGAGAGAAACTCTCTACGTGCCAGGAACAGGAGCTTTGTATAAGAAAGCGTTAACATCTTTTATCTCTAATACCGTGTAACCCACCAGTCATCCTGCATATACGGTGCCTTCTGTGAGAAGGCATTTTTGGATGCTGTGATTGTCTTTGATGGGCCCTCACGGTACAGGCTATCAATCTGGGAGTAGTTGCTCGCGAATGAGAAGTACTTGATGCGGCTGACCATGCCGACAGCTGCGCCATCGACCTTGAAGTCACCTAGCTGTGCCGCACCTGGACGCGCAGGGAATGTAATCGGTGTTAAGACGTAGATATTACCAAAGTTCAACTTAGGAACTGTCTCGCATTCTTCACGGACCGCGATATTTCCATTGACATACACATCCATAAACTTGCCCTTCATTGTGATGACAAGGTGAAACCACTTACCAATCGGTATATTTGGTACTTCGACATACTTGTCCCAAGCTGTGGTTGTATTCATGTAGATACGGAGAGTATTTGTGTCTCCCTTTACGAAGATACCTGGAGCAAGCAGAGGAAAGCCTGACTTGCTACCCTTGTGGAAGATGTGCTTCATCGCTACGGTATTTACAGTTTTGCCTGGACCGCATTGTTGGGAGCGGCCAGCTTCGAATGTCTTCGGGTCGATGAATAGCCACATGCTGTAGCTGAATTCCATTCCTGTTGGCTCATTCGCGCTATTATAGATGAGAGGGTCCTCGCTATTGGGATTTTGCACAACTGTCCATTTATCAGTTAGTGTATCATTATGTATTATGGTGCTTAGTTGAGACTGTTTTTGTAGTGTATTCACGATTGTTTCGACAATGCTTATAACGGTATTAGCCGCTATCATGAGCACTACAACAAGTAAAATCTGTGGTACGAGACCGGGTCCCATAACATAACTGAGAGCACCTTGTGCGTACGCTTGGGCGCCTTGGGCATACTCCATTTCTACTTAGATGTTGTGATTTAATCTCAGTTTGCTTTGCAAGCTAAGATTAGAAATAGAAGGATATTTACTCACCAGCGGAATACTTGAGCTTAATACCGAGTATATCGCCGATATAGCCCATGAGGCCGCCCGCTGAACCAGGACCGGCCTGGTAGATAGAGTAAATTTTGTCCGGGGTTAGAGCATACCCGTAAAAGGCAATGCCACTGACCTGGCCACCAAATCCACCATTGTTACCCCACATAACAGCCTGTTGGGAATTCTCTGGAACGTAAGGCACATTCTTAAGTACGCAGCTGCGATTGAGCTTGCCATCGTAGTAAACGTCAACAATACGACCGTTTACGACAACGGTTACGTTAATCCAACGCTGCAGGTCGATGTCCTGGATATCGCACATCGGCATGACTGCAGTCTGCGCCAGAGACGCACCACCAGCGCCTGAAAGGAGCTGAGAGCTGTTGTTTGACATTGTGTAGTCGATGCCCTCAGTCTGTCCCTGTGTATGTACACGCACCATCATCTTGGCCTCGTTGGGGTAGAGGATTGTTGTGAGTAGAGAATAGTTGGGTGTCTTTCTGTCGATGAGCTGGATGACGCTCTTGGCCTGGCCTGAGCGGTAGTCATAGTTGCTGATGTACATCCAAAACGAAAGTGTGTATTCACCGCCTGTAGTTGCCTTTACGTTTCTCTTTGTGATGAGAGCAGCTTTTGGCTTATTGGCGTCGATGGGCCCGCTCTGGCAGATAAACTCTGCAGGGTTGCCCTCGATGAGAAACTTGTACAAATAGTAAACAACTACTAACGCTGCGATAATGTACACAACGTTCATGATTGTGCTCCGATTGTTCGTAGCAAAGGACCGTGCGGCTTCCATTTCTTCTACCAGAGTGTGTGTAAATTTATGCGAACTCGTAGTCTACATAATCCATTGGACCAACGCGGAATCGGAAGCCACAAAATCCTATATCGCATAAGCTTTTACCCATGTTTCTAAAGATGTCCATGATGGAAGGGCCAATATCCGGAATGAGAGGTTTGCCACGAGTATCCGTATTTCGCTTATAATTACGAATAATCTCTTGTTCGGAAAGGCGTCGTGGCCAGGCTTGGAACAGACCTGCCTGTCCAGCAAAGTCGGGGGATTTCTCCAGCAATACACCCAATGGTTTCAGAGAAGGTAGATTATCAAGTAAAGTTGATGTAGCAATCGCACCATTGAGATATATATCAACCGAGCGTCCTTCCATTGTAACAGTGACTTGATTCCAACGAGAAACCATAAAGTTATCAAAGTCGATGGAGACTAGCCCTTCAGGGTTCAACGGCTTAATACGCAGACGTCCAACCTGATGGATGGGGTCTATTAATACGTCACCTACACCAAGAATATAGACGAGAGGTTTGAACCGGAAATCTCCTTCGGGGCCGCCAATTGGTATACGCTCACGATTAACATCTTCCATGTACACAAAGAAACTCAATGTGAAGTTATTACCTAGTGTTGATTCAACATCCTTCTGAGTAAAGATGGTTTCAGTAGAATTACCTGTTGCTGTTCCATTTAAAACATAAGGGCCCAACACTGTTGTTGAAAGTTCACGAGGTCTTAGCCACCAATAGACGAGCGCTCCAACAACGAATAGTACAATAATAATACCTATATACAAAAACAGAGTAGAAGGGTTCTCAGCTGGTTTTGTTACAGCCGCTGTAGCTGTGGAAAAGAAGTTTTCCATTTACAGTGGTGTATTTTTTTATTAGCATGTAGCGAGTTGTGCATTTATTCCTAGGTCCTGCGACGGCTGTGCAGCAGGCTTCTTCGCTGGAAGCGCTAGTTTATCTGTGCCATTGCACTGTGGCCGTAACTTAGAAAATGCCTTTGGAACTTCACATACAGCCCTAAAGTCATCAGCGGGTAATCCATAGTCCCATAAGGTCAAATTCTGGATCTGTGCATCAGCACTCGCTGAACCTGATAATCCATACCACACATTTTCCACGTTACTTGGGTCTCCTGTGAGAACCTTGGTCGCTTCCAAACCGCAGTTCAAATAGACCTCTAGAACACGACCGTTTACAACTATTCCTAGACTGAAAGGTATATCTAGAGGAACATCAGCTATACGGACTGATTCGCGATAGGTGTTCTTACCATCTGTTGTATCGACGAAGACTAAGATATCGTTTGTATTTGGATCCAAAAAGATACCGGGATTTAAGCGTTTAGGTAAACCAAATGGTGGTAAGTTAGTATTTGTTCCTGACATTGAGCATCCGATAGATGTTGTCGATGATGTAGGCGCAAGTTCATTACTTCCACGATGCGTCAAATGACGGTAAGGCCCATCGGTTGTTTGATAATTACGGGAATTGAATAACAGTCCTTCAAGCATCATTGTATATGCATTATCTGTTGGTACTGGCGCCAATGTAGATGGAACAACTAAATTCGAATACTCGCCGGATGGTAACCAAAATTTATGAGACACCGCCTTTACTGTATATTTTTTAGGGATTAGCCATGACAACGACAGTTTCACATTCATTAGCATCGCGACAACAAAGCCGACTAGTGCTAAAACTAATATGTATAAAACAATTGTGCTAATCCCAAACTTTGCGGCTGTAGCCTTTGCAGGTTCAGCCACTGAATTTGTGAAGAAATCCATATCCTATTAAGCCGACATATAAAATGCTCGTAACGTACTGTTTTTAATAAGCGCTTTAAGAACCATAGTTGTCTTCTTAAAATTCGGATTACCATCTGTTCGAAGCTTACTTTTATTAAATGTGTTTTCAGAATGGCACATAACCACCATCAGATTTTCGGGATTGAGCTGGAAGAGAGGTTCAGAATACCGGTTTGTAAACTGAACTTCTTCAGCGAAGGCTACGGTTTCATCACATCGATGGGATTTCGTATACTCTTTTGTATATGCCATTGTACCAAAGGTTGCATGGTTCGGTCCATAAGGAAGAACCTGCCAGATGCTTTTATCGTCAGTAAAATACAGAATATTTCTAGAACTGCCTGCTATCTGTACTTTGTGTGCAAGTATTCCCATCACAGCGCTCTTCACACGATTGGGAAAGTAATAGTCATCGTCGTCCATAGTGACAATAATCTTTCCACGCGCCTCATCATTGAGCTTATTCCGCTTAGCCCCAATCGTTAGCTTTGTTTCAGAACGAAAGTAACGAATATTGAGTTCTTTTTCATAAGGCTTCAGAACGTCCCAAACAGGTTCCGTGCCATCATCGTAGACAAGCCATTCAATCCGTGCTAAAGGATATGTTTGGTCTTGAATACATTCAATTAAAGCCGGTAGAAATCGCTTACGATTATAGGTAGGTGTAACAATTGACACAGGTGGTTGTGCTTGATTAACAGGTAAGTTGCTCGGCCACATTTAGTTAGTTTATGTTCCCAACGATTTAGGCCTAAATAACTCCTCTTCCTATAAACATAAATGGCTCTTCCGCCTCTCTTTGCTATTCTTGGACCTCTTTCGGACCCAGATTTTGATGTTGTAGAAGACTGGCATCCAACTCCAGAGATTATTGAAGTTATAGATGGTCCTAAGTATCTGCTGATGTGCACTGCAACAGACGATAAAGTACAGAAAGTCGATTTTATTGAAGATACGAAAGGAGAACTCACAATCGCTAAAAAACTGTTAAAGTATGAACAGATACCTATTCAAGTCGTCTTAAAACCGAAGCCGTACTCATCTGCTGTACAGATTAAGTTTCAGAAGACAAATGTATTTTTGTCTAGACCGTCTATAGCAAAGGGATATTCTGCCATCCCTATTTATAAACTGATTACCCAAAGAACAATGTGGTACTTTCCTATCGAAGATAAATATAAAAGGAGGCTAACAATTAACGAGAATAAAGAAATATTAGAGCAAACGGCCTAAACCTACGGCCGTCAAAACGCAATAGAACGATGTCAACAACAGCAAGAAGACGATTATGGTCCTTCTTTGAAGCGATGTTTAGCCAAGAGTTGACTGAAACACAACCTAAATCCCCTACACCGGCATGGATCAAAACGCCCCTATTAATGCACCAGCAGACGGCTTTAGCGGCAGCCCTCCGTTTAGAACAAGCCAAAATGGGTATCGAAGTCGAGGGTATTCCTGGTGACCCAGTCGGCGGTAAATTTTTTACAAGTCAAGGCATTCTAGGAGACCGTGTGGGTTCAGGGAAATCCTTAACAGCCTTAGCCCTAGTAAAGTCACCACCGCCGAATATACAATTTAGTGAGTATGTCTTGAGAAATTCCAGTCTTGGTGACGGTCGTGACGTGGGTCTCCTGCGTAACCGTTCGCAGCTTAAAACAAATGCTGGTACTACTTTGCGCAGAGTCACAACGTGCCTTTTTATAGTACCACATGCCTTGATTAGCCAGTGGCAAACCTATGTTGAGCGCGACACTCATCTCAAAGCGCTTTTTATTACAAAGCGGCAGGATGCGTCCAAGGAAAACCTTTTGCAAACAATTGAACAGTATGATGCGCTGTTTATCAGTTCAACGATGTGGGGCACATTCCGTGCATCCAATCCTACACGTGAAATCCTATGGACGCGTGTGTTTATCGACGAAGCTGATAGCGTATCGATTACGACAGACTGGGACGAAATTCATGGTATATTTTACTGGTTTATTTCAGCGAGTTGGCTCAATCTAATCTTTGCGAACGGCGCCTATTTTAATATTGCGTACACTTATACACCGCTGCCTGAAACTCCGCCGTACGTAATTGAACGTGTAAGTCAGTTACAAGGCGCAAATGCCAATCTCAGTATTCCTGGATGCCGCCATGTGAACATCTGCCGACGTATGTGTGCTGCTTCCGCCAATAGTAGCACAATGTCTATCAATGCAGCTGGTATACAATCAGCACGCCTAGTTATTCATTCGAGCGCAGACTATATCAAGACGAGTTTTGAAGCGCCCGCCATCAATCATATGAATATTTTGTGCGAAACTCCAGCAAACATCCGTGTTCTAGACCAGTTTATTAGTCCAGATATGTTGGAAATGCTGAATGCCGGTGACGTTACAGGTGCACTCCAAAGCATCGGTATGACTGCTCATACAGAAGCAGAAATCACGACAGCGGTAACAGCAAGCCTTAAGAAGGAACTCGAGAATGCGATTAAAACTCTAGAGTTTAAGAAATCAATAGATTATAGTACGGAACAAGTAAAGGCAAAGGCCATCGAAGTCTGTGAACAGAAAATCGCAAGTATTCAGAGCCGCATTACAGCGATTTTAGAGCGTATTAAGAATGCAAAGCAACAGGACTGCCCTATTTGCTACGTAGAAGTTGCCAATCCTGCGGTCACGCCTTGTTGCCAACAGCTCTTCTGTTTTTCCTGTTTATGCGAATCGTTGAAGCGGGTGGCTGCCTGCCCTCTTTGCCGCACACGTATAGAGGATCTTAAGTCTATTCAAGTTGTAGGAAGTTCAGGACCAGTAGATACACCGGCTGTTATCCCGAATAGAAAGTTGAATAAACGTGATGCATTTGTTAAATTCTTAAAGGAAAACCCACATGCTAAGGTCTTGATGTTCAGTGGATACGACGCAACCTTTAATGGAATGGAAGCACAGTTACGCGAGGAAAACATCAAATTCGCTACGTTAAATGGTTCAAACGCGCGTATTAATAAACTATTAAAGGAGTTTGGTGCAGGTAAATGGCAAACACTCTTCTTGAATGCAAGAAATATGGGCGCAGGCCTGAATATTGATGCGGCTACTCATGTTGTTTTGTTCCATAAAATGAGCCAGGAACTGGAAGCACAGATTATTGGGCGCGCGAACCGCCTTGGACGCACAGCCCCGATTACAGTTGTCCATTTACTACACGATAACGAATCTGGTAATACTATTCAGCACGTTTAACAAAGAAAAATAAAATAAATACATGCTTGAGAATGGATTCGTTACAAATAATAATTATTTGTTGTAATGAAGAACGACGTAGATTTCAAAAACAACAGATGGAGGATTTACAACTCCCTTATGCTTTTTTTGATGCGTATACACCCAAAACAATAGGTGATTATTGTAAAGAAAAACACAAGACACATCCTGAACCTGATACAACGTTATGCTGTGTACGTAGCCATATTGATGCTATTAAATTCTTTGTTAACGAGTATCCTGATAAAGAATATGTATTTATTGCAGAAGATGATATCCTTCTTATAAAAAAGTTTAAAGAAGAACTTAAATCAACTATGGAGCTTTTTAAAAATCATAAAGAAATAGATTTTATTACATTGGGGTGTGGTCTTGGGCAAAGAGAAAAACCGCTTAGTCAGTTTAATGACGGTACTTTATTTTGGGGACAGTTGTGTGTTTGGGGCGCAACATTACAGATTTTTCCAATGTCGGTAGCAAAGGCAATCATAAAAATACTAGATGCTAAAAACACAAGTGAATTATTTAAAAATATGAATAATGAAAGGTTAAAAATTAATAATGGGAGAGGATATTGTAATAAGGATATTCGTCTACAAGCGGACGCAGTGTTTAGCATTTTATGGAGACAAGCCTGTGTATGGCCACCAATGGTTATTGAAAGCGCGTCCTTTAACAGTTGTATCACACCAACAGACACAAACGACCGATGGCAGCATATATTTGATTTAAATATCAGGAATAAAGATGAGTTTTATTCTCCTATTTGTAGCTATCCTGTTGGACTTTCGCAACCCTATGTCATTAATCTTAAACATCGAACGGATAGATGGCAAGAAGTTCAAGAAGAATTTAAGAAGCTTGACCTTATTCCTTATAGAATAGATGCAGTATATAATAAAAACAATGGAGCTATGGGATGCATGGCTTCCCATGTGCTTACATTAACAGAAGGAATTAAAACAAATCACCCTTTCTGGGTTTGTGAAGATGATATTGAATTCTTAACGTCGCCCTATACTCTTTTTTCTATTATTGATAAATTTCTAAAATCAGATGGGGACATCCTCTGTTTAGGTAATAATACAATTTTGAAAACTAACTACAACGATGATTTTGATATTGCGTTAGAAACACAAACAACTTCATCCTATATTATAAAACCATCTTTTGCTATCATTTTAAGAAACCATTGGCATGAAATGGAAGAATATATAGAACAAGGAAAAACTCATTTTAGCGAAGTACTGTTTAGACAAACACCTATGTATGGTAAAAATGCTTACCATTATCTCGACCAAAATTGGAAGATTTTACAACAGTATTTTAAATTTTTAGTTCCAAAAATACGATGTATTAAACAACGAGAATCTTATTCAGATATTGAAAATAAAATAGTAAATTATAATGTGTAATTCCTATTCAAGTATATGCTATTCAGAGAAAATCCTATTCTGATATTACACAATATGTTTAAGATTACTATTCACAAATTAATTACACTAAGTAAGGATGAAAGACCCCGTCGTCTCCGTAGATAAATCTAAAAAAGTGCCCGTCTACACAGTTCGAAAGCTTCTATCTGACGAGGAAACAGAAGAACAGAAGGGTAAGTTTATGACGAATGATATGTATCCAGTCGTCCTAAAAGAAGATGCAGATGTCTATACGGAAGATGGCAACTGTCTTCTCCGTTTTCGCAAGTCTGTTCTGACACAGAATGCCATCGACGATGCCTATGACGGATTAAAGGAGTTTATGAAACGGGTCACGACAGACCGTGGAACGGCGAGTGGGTCTGAGAAGGGTTTGCAAACGGGCCAAAAGAAAGCCGTAATGTCTAATATTATTGGATACTTTGATAAGTGGTCTATCAGCCAGAAGTCTACTTTTAAGCGTAGTGGTATCCGGTATCCCGGTCCATGCCGCTTATGTACTTTTAATGTGAAGTGGCCTGAACGGTGGCGCAAGGTCGTTCCTCTCATCGAGGAGATTGATAAACAGTACGAAGAGCTCTGTCCGAATGAATATGCCGACCAACGGAAGGCTGCGAAGTCCACACCGTTCCATATCAAAGGAACTGCTTTCTCAACTGTTACAACGAACCTCAACTTTCGTACAGCTGCACACACAGACAAAGGAGACTGGCCTACAGGATTTGGCAACCTGGTTGTGATTGAGAAGGGATCGTCCTATGATGGTGCCTATACAGGGTTTCCTCAGTATGGTGTTGCAGTAGACTGCCGTAATGGCGATTTCTTAGCGATGGATGTGCATCAGGTCCACGGAAATAGCCCGATGGATCCTAAAGATGGCACATCACAGCGTCTGAGTCTTGTGTCCTATCTCAGAGAAGGTATTATTGAAAAATGTGGGAAACAGAAGATGTATGACGCAGAGGGCTTAGAGAAACGGTTGAATGCTTGGAGAGAGAAGAACTCCAAGAAGACACGTAAGAACCGCTAGATCCTATATAAATAAAACAGATGCGCTGCGGACCAATTCGTCCTAACCCGAAATGTACGTAAAAGCTTACCTACATTTCGAGAAAACGGGTCACTTAGAACAAAGTGTCCAGTAAATTCGCGACCGACCTTCTTCTCCAACGCCTCCTTGAGTTCGTCGTCGAACGCAAGATTATTGCAGAATATAAAATCGTAGGCTCGCAAATCAACTTCTAAAAGGTTCCCTTCCATAAGGATATTTTCTTCATTGTACTTCGAATGGTGCAATCGATATGCACTTAGTTCAACTCCATGCCACTCAGACTGACCAATTGTCTTATTAAAGTAGTCAACGACGGCACCATCACCACATCCTAGGTCAATACCCTTTACAAACTCGATTTCTTCCTCTGTTAAGACTGCTCTAATTTCGTCGCTAAGTTGAACTAGTCCTTTCTCTAAAGGAAATCCATATACGGCGTTCTCGAACCCTATCCGTTTCACCTCCGCCTCAGGAATGATAAAGATATTAAAATCCATACGAGCCAGTACAAACTAGTGAGCGTATTTCAATTTTTTGTTATAGGCCTAAAACAATACTGTGATTTTTATACAATGAAGCACGTAGACTCGAAGACTTCTCTAGCGGAGCTCAATCCTGAAGACCCAACTTGCTTCGTATGTTTAGAGACCAGCAATGAGGAACCTGTTGTTCCATCAAAAATGCTTAGAAACTGCGGTTGTTATTTTGTCGTGCATCCGACATGCTGGAATGAATATATGAAGGGCAAATCGGACTATGATTGTCCAATCTGTAGAAAGAAGAGCTATTTTTCAGACAGATCGCCAACGCCCTTGCAAGAGTTCTTAGCCGCCAATCCCGAGCCAGAGCAATCGCATCCTAAAACCTATATTCTGTTATTAGTGCTAGGAGTTGTTGCCATTGTAGCAATTACTTTGTTTTTTATTTTAACTAAAAATAATTAGGGTGAGATGGATGATATTTATGAGTACGTTGAACATATTTGTAAGAAATACAAGATTGATGAAAGTCACGACGTTTCGCATGCAAAAGATTGCGTAGACTTTGCAGAAAAACTTCTAGAAGACAATACATCAGATAAAGAACGGATGATAACTTTATATGCAGCTGCGCTCCATGATACAGTCGATAAAAAGTACGTTCCAGTGAGAGACGCATGTGCTCAGCTCCGTATTTTCTTATATGCAATTGGTCTTACAGACGAAGATGCTACTGCAATTATTAATATTATTACAACGATGTCATACAGTTATTTGAAAGCGCGTCAAGAAGAAGGTTTAGGCTATCCTAACCACGGAAAATGGGATAGAGCTTACCATATTGTTAGACACGCAGATTTGCTTTGCTCATACCGTGTTAACCGGTGCTACCAGTACCAGAAACGTTTAACGCCTGATATGCCTAAAAAAGAATGCTGGCAAAAAGTGGAAACGATCTTTGAACAAAGAATGATGCGTTATGTGTCAGACGGATGGATTTTCCTACCCAAAGCAATCGCTTTGGTAGGTCCACTTTTTAAACGTGCAGCATTAGAGCTGTCTCTACATAATTGGAGATAAAAATATACTAATATGCTAAATGGAAAGCATTGTCGGTAGCCCCGAAGAAAACGCGTCCGCAAAAAGAATTTTAGATCATTATAGGCAAACAAATCCCAATGCCTCGCCTTCTAATATTGCTGATATGGCGCTAAGAATGTATAGTTCTGAAAAAATAGTTAAAAATTTAAGTAAAAATATAAGTAATGCTAAATCATTTTTAAATAGAACTAAACGGAATACTAGCGCTTTGAGTAAATCTTTAGGTGGCGTAACACATGCTAGAAATCGCATTTTATTAGACCTAATACCTAATCATATATTGTATGATAAACTATTAGAAAGTAAAACAGAAATAGAGAAAAATTGTGGAGTTTTTCTAGAAATAATTCATAAAACAAATGATGATATTATTGTTCAGATTTTCGTGAAATTACAAACAGCTTCAGGGAGAGCAGAAGTAAGATTTTTAAAAGAAATACCAAGTTTAACAGAACTAGAAAAGGCTATCCTTGATTTGGCTGGAAGAATAGCATCGAATATAGTTATAAACAACGGAATTGAAATGGCTACTTTACTAGCCCTTGCAGATAATGATCCGAACAATCGAATTCTAAACTTTGGTACTAGAAGATTGTTTGATCCTGAACCTTATTTAATGGTAGCTCATCTAACAATACACGGTTCTACTTCAAATAATCTATTACGGTTACCAGGCAGAATTCACGTTCAAACACAATTTGGGAAAAAAATTTATATAAGATACCTTCCTTATTTTAATTCCTTTGGATTAAGCTTTTATCAATTAGATTTAAGTCAAATGGGTATTTATCCTATACCTACGCCACTGGCAGGGAGATGTGTTGGAGATTATATAACAAATAATATATTTTTTGGTTATCCATTTGTAAACCAATTGAAACCTTTTACTACTATAGTTTCAAAGATAAAGTCATTGTCGAATGATAAACGAAGAAATTTAAAAAGATATCTAGACATGTACCAAGGAAACTCAGATTTTTTAAAGCCATTAGTTGAAGGCGGACGTAGATACACAAGAAAGCGCAAAAATTGAAATATAGTATGACCAGTGTCCCCCTGTGTCGATTATTTCTTTCCTTTCCAAAATGGAGTGTTCGATCTGCTATGACGCTATTTCGGCAGCTACTGGCCAGGTTACTCTTGCCTGCTCCCATACCTATCATCTTGGATGCGTGGGTCGCTGGATGTTAGAGCATCAGACATGCCCTTTGTGCCGCGCTGCTCCTACAGAGAAGGAGCGTATCTCGGCTCCCCTAGAAGAAGAAGAGTATGAAGAAGAGGAGGACTGGGGTGACGACCGTTCGGAACTGGATATTCCTGAGTTCAATCAGGAAGCTGCTGATGCTAGGGCTGCAGATGAGGCTCTTTGGGTGATGCGGACAACGTTTGAAAATCTTGAGGAGGACCAGCTGCCTGATCCAGAGCCTCTTTCTCCCCAGGTGGATGTTGCATGGGAGGTTTGCCTGGTTCATTGCGTTAATGGGCCTAGTGAACTCAGTGTCGAGCGGGTAGACCATACTGAGGAACGTAAGCGCCGGCGGCATTATCGTGATCATAATCCGAGCCGAGTGGTTGAGGTCGCTCGTGGCGGCTACGAGAGCGCCTAAATTATTCCTAAAACCCTTTTAAGGAGATGGCGCAGACCAAAAAGGCAACCTGTGATTTTAAACGTAAAACACTTAGACAGCTCAAAAAAAAAGTTGTACTTAAAAAGTCATTTAACTTATATGATTTACATTATGAGGAACCCACGACTAAAGACTTAGCGGTAGGCCTTGTGTACTTTAATGCATCCAAATCCAAACGGCTATTAATGAATTATTTGTATGTAGCGGAGAAATTCAAAGTATCCAACATACCTTTTTTCACTCTTGAAATGCACGATGACACACCCGAGATAAAGGATGCTTTTCACTTGAAGACAGATTTTATTCTGTTTCAGAAAGAGCGTTTATGCCATCTTTTAGAGAAAATGATACCAAAATCCTTTACAAAACTTTTATTCTTGGATAGTGACTTACTCTTTGAGAACAGAAACTGGTATAATGAACTATCAGAAAAACTCAATACGTTTAACATCGTACAGCCGTTCTCAATGGGCGTTTGGCTAGACATAACGTATAAGCAAGTTGTTAAACAGCGCATGCCTATTATTTTTTACAATAAGTTTGGCAAACTCTCCATGGAAGGGGGTATTGGTGGGTATCATCCTGGATTTGCTTGGGCATTCCAGAGACAATGGTTCAAAGACTATGGGTTCTTTCAGGAAAGTATTTTGGGCGATGGCGATACTCTAAGTTCAACTGTATGGTTAGACTATCCTGGATTTGAGTACAGAGAGTTTGTTCAGCCAGCCATTGAAGACTTTAGGAACTCAATAAAGGAGAAGCCGACCATCTGTTTTCTAGAAGGTGCCATATACCATTTATGGCACGGTGACCAGAAGAAGCGTCAGTACACAAAGCGCCGTGAGATCTTCAAGGGCATCAAAGATATACGTGATATTATTTATACAACTCATAATGGGCTCTATGCTCTAAAGGATGACAAGCTGAAATCAAAGATACGTAGCTATTTTATGAAACGTGATGACGATGGGCTACCTGTTGTTTGAAAAAAATTGAAACATCCAGATGCATCATCTGGAAAGGTGTGGTGGTTTCCTAAAGCACTACATCTTTCCTTCCTTTCTTTCCAAAAATGTCTAAGTACTCTCCCAACGCAGTGTGGGCCCTGGTATTCGGCTACAATACGGCCCGTGGCCAGATTCTAGATGGTATCCTTGTCTCAAAGACACCCTCGGTCAGCTGGGCTTCAGGTGAGAAGCACGGCGTACAGGATGGCTCAATCCATCACAAGATCATGCGCTATCTTGAGACAAAGCCGTTGAAGAAGGCTAAGGTTGCCGATATTGCGGCCTTTGTGCCAGAGGTCGGCAACAATGCAGAGCACTATTTGCGCGAGATGGAGAAGCAGCACTTCTGCGGCGTTGTGCCTGCCAAGATTTAATTTAACTTAATCCTTCTTATCCTCACTTACCCACTTTTTCACAAAAATTGAACTATCAAGACGGCCTGTTTTAAAAAGGTGTGGTGGTATACTATAGCACAACATCTTTCCAAAATGAGTATGTCTTCTATTTCTAAGAGTGAGCCTTCTGCCAAGTTGCTTCAACTCGCTAAGGCTTTATTGGCCGCGGTTGCAAAAGATCTCACCGCCGGCGAGCGTATTTGGTTGAAGGTTCCGTACAATGAGAAGGAGAAGGCTAAGGCGCTTGGCGCACAGTGGGATGCCAAGGAGAAGAAGTGGTATTGTTCTTCTAAGAGGGAATATCTGAATGTTCCCTATGCTCTGAAGGACAAGGCCAAGGCTCTTGGTGCGAAGTGGGACGCAAGCGCAAAGAAGTGGTATATCCCTGATAATACCGCCGAACTCCGCAAGTTATTTACTTAGATTCCTTCTTAACCTTTCTCGTCTTTCGCTTACCAGACCCCAATTCCCTTTTTCTAGGCGCATCGCCTTCCATCGGCTGCTTAATGAGAGAAATCTCTGGAAACGGTCCCTTACGCCTAGGGTTAGGCCGTATGTACTGCGGCCACTTTTTCAACATAGCAGCCACAGTCGACTTCTCCCGCTCGACACGTGCCGCCATACCATCAGACTGCAAACCACCCGCTTCATTATAGGTTGCTGTCTTGTGCGCTAAGAAGTTTAGACGTACAACCTTGCCGTCCGCTTCCCAGAACTGTATCGTACGTTGGTAGTCCTCTTTCTCACCACCGCCAATATCAATATGTATTTCCTTACCAGGATTGAAACACGCCCAAAACGAACCCATGATAAACTTTAAGTCGTAGGAAATCGTGTTCTTCATAAAGTAGGCATTAGGCACAGGGTAGTCACCCCAGAACCTGGCCCCAACGTCCTTGCATTCCTTAAATGCCATATCAACCAATTCGCCGAATTCTGCTGGACGCAAGTCACGCATCTTTTCACCTTCTAGACGAACGAAGCCACGCACGTCGTCATCGAAGGACACTAAAGGCGTGCCTTTGGGAAAGTGTTCAAAAATAAAGTTACGAACTGGTACCAGACCCTTAAGTCCGACGATAATGTGGCCGACACTGCCGGGTTCCAGTCCATCCTCGTATAACTTCTTCTGTTCTTCGTTCGCTACAAAAAGGTAAATCTTCGATGGAGGTACCTTATGATATTGTAGGGTCTTTAAGGTCTTGTTCTTGAACCCGTCTACGCGATTGTATGAAGGGACGACAACTTTCCAGTCCATTTAGTAAAGGCGCATATTTTTTATTCGCTGTCCTCGTCTTCAGGATTGTTAATCTGTCGCCGCGGCGGTAAAGCCTTCGTCTCCAACTCACAAATTCGCTCATGGAGTCCGTCGATAATATTCAACAGGGTAGCGACAAGATGAATCTGCTGCACATTATTGTCGCGCTGTGCAATGGTGAGCAGCATCGTTAGACGGTCCATAGGATGTTCTGTCTGACGTAAGTCCTTGTCATCACGCATGGTCTGGAGCATTTCAATAGAAGCAAGAGGAATAGACATTTTTTAAAAGGAAAGAAAGGGCACCCAACAGTCTTTATCAGGTCCAGATAGGTTTCAATTTTTTCTTCAATCGCCAGCGTCCAGAAGTAGAAACGTATCTAATTCTGCAGACCTAAACAATCCGTCAGAAAAATCCGCCGCTACCTGATGCCCACAGCCTTTCTTTAACATATATACTTCGCCGCCAATCACGCCACCACGACGCACGAACCCTGGTCGCCTATTCACTTGACAGAAGGCCGCCAACTGTTCATTCGTTAAACTCTTTGTCTGCCGCCCATCAAAGACCAAGTCATATCGGTCCAAAGAACCATTAAATCCACATAATCGAATGTAGGGAACTGTGGACATTCGTAAAGCTTCCTTGATTTCTTCCATTTTACTTTAGTTTATTAATAAAACCTTTAACCTAAGAACACTTATAGTCTAAAGCTAAAAGTATGGAATAGATAAATGAAACTCTTATTTTATCATCCTGATTTACGATATGAGAGAAATGCTAATCTTAGTTATACTTCCTTAGAACATGGTAGTGGATTTAGTGGAACTGAAACAGCACTGTTAGAAATGACAAATTGTTTGTTTCAAAAAGGACACGATATACAAATTTACGGCGTGAATGAAACTTATATAGACCATGGTGTTAAATATATTTCAGGAAATGATCTTGACCAAGTAGATTTTGACGTAGATTGGTATTCACCTCTTTTTTTTTTAGGTTGGAGATTTGAACCCGAAGTAAGAAATAAAATTAATCCTCAAAGAACTAAATTTTTATTATGGTTTCATTGTTTTATTTCGGATGAGTGGGTATTCATCCTTAATAAATCGTATAAAGTTTATGGACAATATGTATCGAATTTTGTAGCAAATGAGTATACGTCTCTTCTTGATAAAGAACATTCATGGACTATATACAATGGTCTTAATACAATATTTACAGATATTGCTATTCCTGAAACTTCTTGCAAGAAGGGAAACTGGATTTTCCATGCAACGTATCAACGAGGCGGTGAAATCTCCAAAAAGATTTTTGAAAAAATCCATTGCAAGAACATTAGTATAGCAAATACATTCAATATACTTTCATACTATAAACCTGATAATGAAGTAGTTCAATCTTCTGATAGAATTGTCTATCATGGTTCAAAGATTAAAGTAGAAGTTCGCGATTTTCTTTTAACAAGTGATTATTTTGTGTATCCTTTGGTATTATCTAATAGTTCTGTTCATCACGATACATTCGGAACAGTTATATTAGAAGCCCTAGCATGTGGATGTATTGTGATTGTATGGGATGTTGCATGTATATCTTCAGTGTACGAAGACTATGTTATTAAAATTCCTGTTCCTGAACATGCTAAAAATACCTACAATCCTTCAGCACGACTTGGAAGTTGTCCTTGGATGCTATCAGACGAAGCTCAACAACTTTTTATTGATGCAATCCTTGAACTTGAAATGGATCAGACCAAGAAAGAGATGATACGAATGAGAGGCGTTGAATGGGCCAGAAACTATACCTGGGAAAGCCTGGGAAGTGCTATGGAAACGCAATTAGTAGCACATCTTTAGATACGTGAATATTTAAGACAGGCACTTTATGCCTGTCTTAAATAAAATAGGTCTAAAAAATGCAAGGCTCTGGCTTAGGCACATCCAACGCCTGTAAAAGTCGCATACACCTATTCGGGTCGCCTGTAGGAAACCAAACAGGTAACCGAGTGCGCCAGAACTCCGTATTCTCCCATACGGGCCCACCCTTCGCCTTAAGAAATCCTGGACTATCCGCTTTCTTAAGTTCTTCTATAGCGGCAGAAAGCCACAAATTAACTTTCCAAAACGTACTATCAAATCCGCCATCGAACTCAACAGAGGCCGCGGATAATAGGTCTCTCATCTCACACAGATATCTGAACTGATTATACAACATGCTTTGCTTCGATAAGACTGCTGTATACTCCATATCTGTGTCCTTCCAAGAAGACGCTTTCTCCTCTGATACACCACTCGCCCTAAAGAGTTTTTCATTCACAGATTGTAGCTTTGCCTGATAAGTAATTGGAAATAAAGTCCAGTGTTGAAAGAAGAACGTATAATAGTCCAGACGGTCCGAGGATAGAATAGTCTTAAACGTATCCTTATACAATTCGTATCCCTTATTCGTATTTCCAACATACCGTTTGAGCCATGTTGGCAGCGTCTCATGTAGGTGCAATCCAGCTAAATTCAAGTCGTTATTATTCAGAGGCACTTCAGCGGTCATATCGAGGCTACCACGTAGAAGCTGTCCTACAGCAGACTTAATTGTTTCTGAACGACGAATGCGATTGGAGCCTAGAGCGTGGGAGTCGGCAAATCCGTCTAGAATAGTCTTTTTCACATAAGTTGTATTGAGTTTACCGGCCTTCATATCCGCCTTGATTTCATTTACGGACTGCAGAATTTTACGCAAGTCGCCACTATGGATATTTAATAAATCCGCACTAAGTTGGTCTATATCAGGCACACCTGTACCGATATGACCACGCACTAGAGCCGTTACGTCAACAAGTGTTGGTGCTACTACGGCGTAACTTACACAGATTTTCTGGAACGGTTGGAATTTCTTTTCCATCCATTCGTTAGAAATACAGATAATCGCATTGTCTCCCTTGTAGTCTTTTAAGATGCGCACAAGTTCAGAAAGACCACCCTTATCACCTACACTCATTCCATCGATTTCGTCGAGGATTACGCCAAGATTACGAGGTCCTTCAGGGCGAAAGAAATCTGCTACATTTCGGCTATTCAGCAACGGTATTAACGAATCTTCTACAGCAGCCTTATGACGATGTTGTGATGCATTCCATTCAACTACACGATAGTCGGCGGCTTCTAACGCCGCGCGAGCCAGAGTTGTTTTTCCAATTCCTGGTGCGCCGTACAGAAACAAACTACTAGGTGTGCGCGGGCTTGGTCTTTTTGCCCAAGTAACAATTTGGGTAAAAAGGTCAGAATGTATAGCAGCCATTACATTAATTTACATCTTAGTCTTTTAGGCCCTACTTTTCACCGAACATGGTGAGCCAGCTCAATCCATAGGAATTAATGCGCTGTCTTAGTTCGTCGCGAGACATCTTAGGGTCTACTGTAAACGCGTATTGCTCTTCGTTCAAATGCTTGCTGATTGTAGCTGGGTCAGCACGCTTAAGACGCCCGTTTCTGCTAACACCTACAAAGTCAACGCAACGCATAGGGCCTGGTGTTGGAACCTGATTGCCATTAGCATCCCTTGTATAACCGGGAGCAATGGGTGTTAAATAATCGGGACAAACCGTCTGGTAAGGAGGCCATTCGGGTCTCATAGCCGGAATAACAAACCACTTGACATAATAAAAGTAGACCGCGATAGTCGCTCCAATAAAGTAGAGCACGCCGGCTACCGGGCGCTGCATCTTGTTAAAAAGATAGTAGCTTCCACCAAAGACAACGATAAGTGCAACCAGTATGTACGTCCATTTGGCTACGCTTTTCATCATTTGCGCTGTTTGCAAATTTAGGCTAGGGTTGTTAGAAACGCTAAAAACAGAGCTGACTTCACGGACAAGAGGAACCTGGTCCATATTTCTAACAATGGTGACGAAAATACACTGCGATGAATGGATATATTTAGCGTATTATAACTTATAACTTTAGTACTGTTAACAGTATATAAGTTATAAAAAACTTTTTCAGAATGCGTCTAGTTGGCACGCGCGAAGACGCATGTGCCCGCCGCGCCGCCGCCGGCGTATGTCTGGCCACCGAGCGAGATGTAGCCTGTGTAGAACTCTGAGCCGACTGTGCCGGCCGCACCGCCTGTGCCGTAGAAGCCGCCCCAGTTCTGGGGGATCCACTGCACCTTGCGAAGGATTGTGGACTGCTCCGCAACCGCGTTAGGAGCTGTGGGAGCAGGGAGGTAGACTGTCTTGCCCATATCACGGAAGACACCGCCGGCAGTGTTTAAGGTTGACGCTGCAGGGCCTGAAGCGTTCCAGGCTACTTTAGAACCATCTGCGTTGAAGATGTTTGCATTGCTGGTAGCAGCGATGTTGACGTAGAGAGCATTGCGAGGGACCTGAGCCGGTACACGTTCAACAGATGACATTGTTTATACATTGATTTGCGAAAAAAATTATCGAAAAGTCCAGGGAAGAAAAGTCCAGGGAAGGCAAAATTCTGAACGCAGGAGCACCAAGGCCATTTTTGTATTTTTAAAAATAACGTTTGTACTGATAACAGTATATACGTTAGTATAGAATAAAGGTTTCTAGTTTGCACGGGCAAACTTGATGGCACCAGCCGCACCGCCGCCGGCGTATGTCTGGCCACCGAGGGAGATGTAGCCAGAGAAGAACCCGTTCGCAGCAGTGCCGCCTGTGCCGTAGAAGTCATAGTTTGTGGCTGCTGGCGCTGCGAGCCACTGAACCTTGCGGAGGATTGTGGACTGCATCGCAACAGCGTTAGGTGTACCAGGGAGGTAGACTGTCTTGCCCATGTCACGGAACACCTGGCCCGCTGAGGCAAGAGGTGTAGCCGCGGGCGCTGCATTCGCCCATGAGGCAGCAGTACCGTCGGCATTGAAGATAGATGTGGTAACATCGGCGATGTTAACGTAGAGCGCATTTGTAGGAACCTTCGAGAAACCAGCAGAGTTGACAGCCATTTGTTTATAACTTCAGGGAAGAAAAAATTTTCAGCGCCCACCGGAGAAAATGTATGCCGGCCTGCAAACTCCAGGAAGGGTAAATTTGAACGCATCTGGGTCTGACCAAACACAGATATCCCGATTGCCTGGATTCCAATATGCTACTACAGCTCCTAACAATGCCGGAGTGGATGGCATACGGGGGAATTTTGAAAAGACGCCTTTAAACCAGGCCTATTTTTCAAAGGAAAACTTTCAGATTGTACAGAATGCTATACGGTATCAGGTGTTTCAAAAGACACAGAAGGTAATTGACCCTGTCAGCACAGATGACCTTTTTATGACAATGCGCGCCATCTTTCTTCAGTATGGCCGTAACCTTCCAACGGATATTCCGGGCCAAATCAAGGAGCTCAATGACAGAGTGGTCGCTTGGTGCTTACCAAATATCTTAGCCGAAGTGTCCTTTTACAACACATACCAAAATGATATCAGCACCATGCCAGTGCCGCTGTCGCATCCCCAGAACCTCAGTGGTGCTGGTACAAGGTCTCTTCCCTTAAAGCCATTCATGTAACAAAAATTGAACCACAGATGCTAGTGTATCGTAATGCAGGGATAAAATGGACACCATTCCTGTTTACGCGATTTCCGCGCATAGTTGCCTCGTGACCCCGCACTATGCTAAGCATTCCAATTCTAAAAATACTATGATAGTTCCAAAGGACACGTATATCGTATCCTTTGGTTCCCCTGGCGACTATGCGCTCACTGACAATGAAACAGTACAAACGATTTGTGAGAATCTCAGCAATCTTAGGAAGTTTATGAATGTGCACAGCACTAGCGACATAAAGCCCTCAAAGAAAACAAGAAAGCGTACATACAGTTTATTTGCCCATGTGCACCGCGCCGCCCCAACCTCAACATATCCAAATATCAGTTACACTCTGAATAACGTGGATAGAGAAAGGCCTACACGGAGAGCCTATAACGAGTATGGTGTCTATAGAATTGATACGCTGGAGCCAGAAAACGCCCTTTCTTTAAAGAATAAGGAAAGCCTTGTTCAACAGGACATTGACCGTGAAGACTTTTATCTGGACGACATAATTCAGGAAGTCTATAAGAAAACTGGAATTCCCGCAGGGATCTTTATCAATCTAGGTTGTCTAACTCCGTACAGGGGGCCGGCTACAGCAGCCTATATGGAGACCTTGGAGCGCATCTATGAAGAAGCAAATACCATGTACAACACATTGGTTCCGACGATGACCGCAGAAGAAGTTCTAGAGACATTGGGTGAAGATGCTCTACCAAAGGACGTTCGTCTTGACCAGCCCCTAACTAACACTGTTCCTGAGATTAATCAAAAAATGGTTTTAACAAATCTATACAAGTAACATTTATGCCTTAGCCGCCTTAGCCTTCTTTACCGCCTTCTTTTTTACTGGAGTTACGCCATCGGCGGCCGATGCATACGTAGAGTTCCGCCAAGCCACATAATCCTTCCATGCTGTGCTAAACTCGTCCAGGTCCGCTAGCCATAGCTGCTGAATGGATGTCGCAAACAAAGTGTCACGCACAGCGGTAGCAGCTGCTACTTCGCCCTCCAGCTCTACGACCGCCGCCGCCTTGATACGGTCAATGCGCATCTTGAGTAGATACTCGTAGCCCTTCAGACCCTCGCCATCCGAAAGTGGAGGCAACGCCAGGCCCTGAAGTCCCGCCAGTAGGTCCTCGTCCGTTGCATTCGCAACCACCAAACGCTTTTCCACGACCGCACAGATAAACGTCAGACGCGCCTGCAGTTCCTTAATCTCAGCGGCCATACGGGCCAGTTCATGCTCCTTTCGCTTTGAATACGCACCCAAGCGAGCGCCATAGAACTGCTCCATAATCTCGCCCGCTGTGCTAAAGTGCCGGATCTTGCCCTCTACGTCGAACGCCACATAGTTTGAGGTCTTGTGTGACGCTGTCATCTTGAAATCATTCTCAAAGTCCGCAGGGTAACCACGAACCGTGTGGTAGTAATCTGGCTCCAGCTCCAGAGTAAAGTCAACATCTACATCGTTGTAGTTCGCCACGTAGCCACGCAGCCGCATGATAACCTCCTTCTCCTTTTCCTCCTTTGCCTCACCCTTCTTCTTTCCCTTCTTGTCTGCTCCGCTCTTCTCCTGGTCCATTAGCATCTGCTCGAGCATATCCTTGTAATCACCCGTCCACGAGCCAATAGGCAGCTCTGTCACACGAACCAGACACTTCTCATCATCAATAAACTCATACATACCGTTCGAAATCCAGGTCTTGTTGTCCTTTCCTGGAACGACGCGGCCCTTGAAGCCGAACCACCACGGTGTGAGAGACAGCGTCGCTAGATCTGTCAGACCGCCTTGGAGCCGCCACTTCAGAGCGCCCACGATTTCATCAGGATTGTACGGCAGGACAGTGCTGCTGAAGCCCGTGCCAATGCCCAAAGAACCATTGACTAGAAGCAGAGGAACAACCGGCATGTACGTAACCGGCTCGACCTGCAGACCATCGTCATCCGTGTACTCAAGGATGGCATCGTCTGCCTTCTTAAAGAGAGCCTTGACAATCGGCATCAGCTCCGTGTGAATATACCTCGGCGAAGCCGAGTCCTTACCACCCATCAGTCGAGTGCCGAACTGGCCATTCGGCGCCAGCAGATTAATATTGTTCGAACCTACAAAGTTCTGTGCCATGCCTACGATTGCACCCGTAAGCGAAGCCTCGCCGTGGTGGTACGCAGCCTTCTCGGATACGTAGCCTGCCAGCTGGGCTACGCGGATTTCAGACGTCAGATTACGCTTCAATGCCGCCCAGAAAATCTTCCTCAACGACGGCTTCAGCCCATCCATTACATGCGGTAAAGAACGGATGTTATCCTCATTCGAGAAATGGATAAGTTCGTCATTGACGAAGCGTGCGTAGTCGACACGAGCTCCGCCCGCCGAGACTTCCAGATGGCGCTTCCTGTCAAAGGTTGCCAGCCACGTCTTACGGTCATCAGACCGCTTCTTATTGAAGGCGAGGTCAATCGCTGCATCACTACTCAGGTTGTCCCACGTGTACTCGACTGTATTCATCGAACCGAAGTACTCGCGGGCCTCGGCAGCCGTGGACGTACCCAATCCCTTGTAGTACTTCGTAGACCAACCACGGAGACCAGTTTCGCCCTGGGCCAGCTTCCAGGCCGTATACTCTGATTCAGAATAGAAGCAGAGAGTTGTCTTTCCCTTAATCGCCTTGAGGAGCGGCGTCATGAGGCAGCAGAGGAAACCGAGGCGCAACAGCGAAGGCCACTCCGTGTGAAACAGGTTCATAAGAAGGCCCTTAATGTGAGAGCCATCTACATCCTGGTCCGTCATAATCATAACACGACCGTAGCGGAGCTGCTTGAGGTCCGTGTAGACCTTATTTGTCTCTAGGCCCAGAATTTGCTTAATGTGCGTAAGCTCCTGGTTCTGCATCTTCTTATCAGCGGAAATATCCTTTACGTTCAGGATCTTACCCTTAAGAGGGAACACTCCGTAACGCTCCCTACCCACAACCTTCAGCCCTGAAATCGCCGTCGTCTTGGCTGAATCTCCCTCGGTCAGAATGAGAGTACACTCAACCGACTTAGGCGTACCAGCCCACGTAGCATCGTCCAGCTTAGGAATGCCACGGACAGTCACACGCTTCTTACCGTCCGTCTTCTTTGCGTCACGAGCTGTCTTGGCATCGAGCAGGGCCGACGCCTCGTCCAGAAGGCCAATCTTGGCCAGCTGCTCCGCAAACTTAGCAGAGATTTCGGGCGTAGAGCCGAACTTCGACGCCGGTGTCGTAAGTGTCTCCTTCGTCTGAGTGTCGAAGGAGGGATTGACAATCGTAGAGTTGATGAACCAGACGACGCTGTCCTTGAGCAGAGCCGGCGTAACATCAATCTTCGCCTTCTTCTTAGCGTACTCACAGAAGAGACCCATCACTGTCTTGGTCACATACTCCACGTGCTTACCACCACGGCGTGTAGCAATGCCATTCACAAAAGAGATGTGCCGCTCATCTGGAGGTGCGTCGCCGTGTAGGTCCCGCGTCAGGATAGCGCCTATTTCCCAACGCACTCCACAGCTCTCGTAGACCAGACGCTTGACATCCTTGGGTGCTGCTGGCGCTAGGCCCTCGCCGCTCGTCACAGAGTTGCCGTCCTTGTCCGTCAAGTACAGAGAGATGTACTTGGTAAACGTATTGGAACCGACTACAGCGCCATTGAGCGTAACACGGCATTCCTTGCCGGCACAGGCCGCCGCGTCCACTACACGAGTAGCAAGTACGGCCAGCATATCTGCAGGAATAGTGGTAGGCACTTCGCCACCCCAGTGGAACCGAGCAAGGTCCGGCGTAAACTTGATTTCTGTGTACGGCTTCACCGAAGAAGCAGTAACCTTTGGCTTCTCAACAACCGTCATGTTGTTCCGCCAGGTCTGCACGTACTTCTTCTTCTGACGGTGGTCAACCGTCTCCACCGTAAACTCCTTGGAAAAGATATTAGTCAGCTTGGAACCGTAGCCGTTCTTACCACCTACAACCTTCTCCTCGGCCTTGTCGTAGTTTGAGCTCGTCAGCAGATTGCCGAAGATGAGTTCTGGAGCCATCATGCCTGTGTCAGCATGGTTCTCCACGGAAATACCGTCGCCATCATTTCGTACCGAAATAGACGTCTCTGTCAAAACAACATCAATGTGCTTGACAATAGCGGTATCAGGAACAGTGGCCAGACGTCCAGCCATGCGTACACGGTGGTCGAGCGCATTGACGAGAAGCTCGTCAAACACCTTAAGGAACCCTGGGCAGAAGCGTACTAAACGCCATTCCATACAGGCGCGCGCGGAATCGTAAATCCATCTGTTCTCAGCACTGGTATCTACAGAACCGATGTAGGTATCAGGAAGCTCGAGAATATGCTCTCGGTGCGTAAACTTCTTATATTGTGCGGCCATCTCTGCCTCGTATCAAGGGTGGGGGTCATGTATCAATTTTTAGCAACCTTCTTTGTCTTCCGCCTCTTCCGCTTTCCCTTAGGCGCCTGTTGCCATTCCTTGAGCCCAAGATGGTCTAATACCGCCTTCGCGAATTTAGGCGCGGCCTTACGCATCGCGTAACTTGGGGCCCATAAAGGCGCAGCATTGGGTGTAACTCTTCGTACAGCCTTCAGGGTCTTCTTGCCGGCAGGCGAGCCACGACGACGGGGAGTATACCGCTTGCCCTTGCTGGAAACTACATTGACATTTCCGGTCGCGTTACCGATAAAGCGTACACCACGGCGTGTCACAGCCGCCGCTTCCATCTTCTTACCACGCAAGTGTGGAGGAACGTATCCAGGCATTCTATAAGGGCTAAAGAAAATCCCCCACCCTAGCAAATGGCTGTTGCCGTATTTAATACGCCAGATATTGTTGGAAACACAGTATTCACAAATACAAAACAAGGAGTAGACGTGAAATCCACTTTCTCAAAGCTTCCCAAAGGAAAACACGGTTTTCATATTCACAATGCGGGAGATCTGCGCGGCGAAGGATGCCTGGGAGCCTGTACTCATTTTCATGTAGGTCCACCAGCAAACCACGGCCCCAGACCTCATCCAACTAAACATACAGAACGACATGTAGGAGACTTAGGGAATATTGAATTAAAAACCAAACAAGCAAACTATCATTACGTTCTGAAGGGCATCAAGGTTGAAGATCTTTGGGGTCGGTCTCTCATCGTTCACGAAGACGAGGACGACCTGGGTCTAGGCCCACACGATGATAGCAAGACAACAGGACACAGTGGTACGCGCATAGGATGCGCTATCATTGGTCGTTCCAAGATGTGTGAAGTTAAGAAAACACGCAAACTAAAGCATTCATATAAATAAAGCTTCCCAAGCGGCCGGCAATACAGCCAACAATACGTTTTGTGGTGCATTTTGCACCTCTAAACATAATTGTACGAACTTATCAGCGGCAGGCTTCTCAAACAGTCCAGCACCGTTCATGTAGACGAACACGTGACGAATAAGTGTACAAAAAGGAGCTTTGGCCAATCCGTCCTCCCATACAAATACACTGTTTCCTTTCTTTCCCGTAGCACCCAATCGGTCTATCCAGTTATCCCAAGGATTGAGTTCTGAACCATACTGTATTGCAGAGACAAACGAACGTAAGTCTCCACGTTGTATTTTAAACGTTAAATCGGATGGTATCTGTGGGTTTAAAACGCCTTCAGTCTTTTGAATACTTAGTAGTGTCTCGCGAACCTGGGCAATCGGAATATGTCCGCAGAAAAGTGCTACACATCGACTACGAATTGCGGGATGAACGCGGTATAATGAATTACAGAGAAACAGGAACAGTGGTGTATTCACATGGCCTTCACGGTCGACTTCGTCGAGAAGAGACCGCAAAGACGCTTGAGCAGGTTCTGTCATCGTTTCCACTTCATCAAAGATTACAAATTTACGATGTACTCCTGGCCATAGTGTCTGTGTAAACTGTAATATTCTTTCTCGAATAACTTCGATACTACGTTCATCGCTAGCATTCAAATATAGTGTACTAATAGTAGGAGAGATGTCAGGATATGTTTCGGTTGCGAGGGCGAGAGCAATGCTGGTTTTGCCTGTTCCAGGCGGACCGTATAAAATAACCGGTGGAAAATTCTTAAATGCCGTAGCAGCACCACGTTCAAATAAAACCTTAATTCGTTTATGTCCTTTCACGTCGTTTAAACGCATAGGTCTGTATTTTTCTGTCCAGACAGAACCCATTCTTAACAAGTCTTGTCCGTCATGTATTTAGGCCTTACGGTCTTAAGGACTTACGGTCTTAAAACCTCAGACCCATATAAGATGTTGTTTAACAATTCAAGAAAAGCTAGTCATTTGCACTATGGCACAGCAAAGAAAGCCCGACAGACTCTAAAGTATCTTCGTACTAGACCACGTGGTGAACAGATTAGAAGCGCACAAAGTATGTTTTTTAGAGCAAAGTATCACGCTAACCAAACAAAAGATATGAGGGAAGCTATGAAAGTTTACGGTGATTTTGTAAAGACAATAAAACACAAAGAATAAAGTGTTACGAGCAATCCGCTATACGTGTAATGTGCGGGCATCGCCTTCAGAGCCATGGCGCCTACAGCAGTTGAGACCATCATCGCCGCATCCGCAACCAAAATCCAAGCACCGTTCTCTTTTGCGTAATCCTGGAATACATCAATCATGTCATTCTCGCCACGAGGCAACCGCACTATAGTCGATAGATAAAAGAAGATGTCGTGGCATGCTTGGAACAAGACGACGATAAGTAAGAACAACATCATGTTCCATTCCTTAAAAAGCGCCGAATAGATATACCGGGCAGCGACAACACCAATAATAAGGCTAATTACGTCAGCTCCTACAGCGAATATTCCAAACCGCGAATACCAATCATTCAACGCCTTAACTCCAAACCGTGGCTTGTCGCCAGCGTATTTAACTAGAAAGATAACAACAACGTCAACTACAATTGCCGCTGTTGTTATAAATAATAAATCATTTATGTTCGAAACTTCAGAGATATCCATTTAGTAAGCCAAAAGGTTTTATTCTGTAATCACTGCATTAGCACTTTCGATTTCATCTACAGGATTCATAAGCCGGTCAATTATCGCTTCCTTAAAAGGTTTCAATGGCATGAACTGCGACGGCTGAGGCTTTCCTAAGCAACGCTCCATCTGTATCATCTGTGATGCTGCGCGTTTCGCGGTATATGCCTTCTTCGTCTTTCTGTAGCAGGCCGACGCTGCCTTTAATAATTCCTTCACGGTCTTCTTATTTCCCCTCTTCGCTGCCTTTAATGCCGCCTTACAATCCTTAACGCGTGTCTTGTACATGGCCTTAACCTTCGCAGCCAGACCTTTGGTTTCCTTCTTAGGCAACGCTTTGAGCTCTTCGAGTGCTTCATCACGTTCCGCTAAAAGATCGGCACAGTTATCCACTTCCTTCGCAAGTTCTACGACCAAATCGGATGTGCATTTATCAATGATTTCATCCATATCAGGTGCCGCAGCCGCGCCGACAGGAACAATGACCTGGTGAAACTTGGGCTGGGCAAATGTTGTAGGGTCATATTCGCGGTTCAAGTAGCTTATCAGACCCTTCGCCTTGTTCTGGAAGTAGTCCTTGCCATCCTCATTAATGTGCCCAGCTTCATCAGTGAACTTATCCCTAAACCCATTGAAGTCCATTAAACGGTTCTGCGCCTTGGGTATCAGAATATTTAGGATTTCAAAAAGTTCCTTGGGTGTATCTGTAATCGGTGTGGCTGTCATGACGAGAGGACGAACGCTGTCGTCACCACTGGCCTCATATGATTTCCAGATTTGCTCACGGATGTAGTTAAAATCCGCGGCTTCGCCGGCTGATAAGTCGCCATCCTGTAACTTGTGGATTTCGTCGATGATGAGGAACGTCTTCTTCAACGGGTCATCAGGATTTGCCTCATATAATGCACGACCTAGGGCATTCTCCTCCTTCAGTGCGTTTTGTAACATGCGGTAGGTGATTGGAGCAAACCAAGAGCGGCTCAACAGACGCTTCGCCTTAGACTTGTCTGCAGGGATTTTTAGACCATCCTCCTCAATAGCCTTAATGAGTGGCGCCGAGCAGACAGACCCAAAGATGTTCTTGTATACGTCGGCCATGAGAGCGTTACGTGTAACCCATAGAATGTTGTAGCCGGCGGCTTCGAACTCAGATGTTGCAGCAGCAACCGCCATGCAGGTCTTGCCTGTACCGACACTGTGCCAAGCGAGTAGACCCTTAAAGGGTGAACCAGGTGTTAAATAATGACGTACGAAATCTTGTGTCTTGGAAAACGTTACGGGGCGACCAGGTTCAACAGCCGCCGTGGTTTCGCAACCACTCTTGACTATCGGTGATTCCCACGCAAAGGACGAGTATAGTTCTTGAACCTTCGACTGGAATTCCTTAAAAGGTAGCTTCGCAATACGCGCAAGCTTTCCTTCAGCCACAGGTGTCTTGAACATCCGTTGCATTGCCGTTCGTACTGAAGGGAATGCGGAAGGCTCAGGGAAACGCTGTAATGCCGCCGCCGAAGGCACAAGTGGAGAACGGGTTGCAAACATGCGTTGTAAGGCAGATGGTGAAACAGCGGTTACATGGGGTGTACGTGTAGCGAACATGCGCTGCATGGCCGCAGCTGTAGGCCTAGACGAAGGCGGTACGGTAGACTTCTTCAGGGTCTTTGACTTCGGTGCTACCTTCTTAACAGCGCGAGTCTTAGGGGTCTTAAATAGCCGTTGCATCGCTAAAGGCGTCGCTGACAATGGCTTCAAAAGCCTTGCTAGCAGGTTAGGATGCGACTTTATGACTTCGCATGCACGAAGACGCTTTGCGGATTTACCTAGACGGATGCCAACTTGCGCCGCAGCCTCGACAATCTGTGCCTTTGTATAAGGGAACAACTTTGACTTACGATGACTGCATTTTGTGAGCATCTCAGGAGTAATATCAGCAACATCATGGATAGCTACAATTTTGGGCCTCGCGCCGCCGGCCTGCGGGGGTGCAACTTCCACAATAGCTGCTACAGCATCCATTTGCTCGGCCTCTATGTTAAAGTTGTTGATACGGTAGTTCAAGTCGTAGTCAACGGATGTTGTAATAGCTAATGTAGTCAAATCTTGTGTAAGGTTCAGAAGAGCTAAGTCAAGGCCAGATTTCTCAAGCATGAGTGTGTGCGCATCAATCTTCGGTCCTTCTTTTGACATCTTTGAATCGGCCGCGATAAACGGAGGACGACCAGGCAGTTCAGTGCGATAGATAAATACCTCTAGAGGCCAACCCTTGTTAGGAATAAACTGCAAGCCCTTCTGTCCGCAGAAACGTGTAGCACGACCTACAGCCTGCTTCAAGTCGCTGGTGGCTATTGCGGGTTCCATTAAATGAACGTATTTCACATCGAATAAATCAATGCCTTCCTTATACTTGCTATCTAAAACAACAATACGCAGAAGCTCGCCATGAATGTTATCAGGACGGCTATTAAACACTTGTAGGATACGCTTCTTGACTGGAACACTCATCGGGTTCTTGAACAAGGGTACGGACTGGAGCACTGCAAAGCCATTGCTACCTCCTTCGACAGGTTCCTTCTCAAGTAGGATAGTTGCACCATTCTTTGTTTCAACCATCTCTCCACCGCGCTTGACCATCTTCTTGACTACACCTTGCCGGAAGTCAAATCCGGCGGCAATTAAGAAGCCCGCCAGGGCTTTTGCGCCATAACTACCTTCGCGAATGTCGGTAAAGATGAAATGCTTGTAGAGATGCCCATCTTTCTTCATATCCAACGCATCAATCTGCTTGATTGTGTCAATCAAGGTTGTGAACTTTCCGCTCATTTCTGCAAGATACGTTGCGCTATCGAACGTTTTAGAGTCGACGAGCGCCTTTCTAGAAATACGGGCAGTCGCTGCAGTGCGGCGTAGACAAGCTGCTTCTTTCAAAATACGTCCCTTCTTCCCTTTTCTTGTCTTTTTAGCTGTTGGAACAACGACTGGGGCCGCTGCAACGGGTTCAGCCGTTGGTACACGGGGCCTTCCAGGAGTATTCACTGTATTTGGGAAAACCTCCATCTCTAATTAGGCAGTTTATTTTCAAGTCTAACTAATACTGGCTTAGGCCTAAAGAATGGCATGGGTCTAAAGTGTGACGCGCGACGTAAATCTAAAATGAGTACTAAACCACGTGGAAAGAAAGTAAAGGCTGAGCCAACGGTTACTCTAGAAGTTGTCGAGGCCCCGCCCCCACCTCCAGCCCCTGTGCCCGCCCCCGTAAAGAAGTCTCGTTCAAAGAAGACCCCTCCTGTTGTAGCGATTGTGACGCCGTCAGGGATTACGGGTAGCTTTCTAGCGGAACAAAGACCGCTTATCGCCCATATACCGGTTACATCGGCAGCTCTCAATTTCGAGAATACAAATCTACTCAAGTATGACCCCTCCGTCCCAGATGTGCCCAGGCCTTATGACCGTGACGGCACTGGAATGAGTTATTTGGAAGGAATGTTAGAAGGTCAGGGAGTTGTAAGTGATACACCGCCTACCAATACTACACCACAGAAGCACCAGGCAGCTGAAACCGTATGTAAGCTACCCAGCAATTACTCAGAGAAGCTCATGGTTCTCTTCCAGGATTCCAATCGCTACCAGCGTCTTCCTGAAAAGACGGATACAGCGTGTTTCTGGTGCTGCCACGGATTTCACTCACAGCCAGTAGCCATTCCTTCCCATATTCTGGATGAGGTCTGGTATATGTATGGTAGTTTCTGCAGTCCTGAGTGTGCAACTTCGTATCTTTTCAAGGAACGAATTGATAACAACACACAGTGGGAACGGTTTGCTCTTCTAAATAGCTTGTATTCAGATGATGCTGAGGTCCCACAGGGTGCTTCGACAGGTATCCGCCCAGCGCCACCGAGAGAAACACTAAGGATGTTCGGTGGAAGCATGGATATTTCAGAATACAGAGCGCTAGTTCACGAGAAGAAGCTGCGCGTGGATGTTCTAACACCACCTATGGTCAGCATCATTCAGACAATGGACACAAAGCCTATTGACTTCTATGACCAAAACCTCAAGAACGTCTTTATCAAGAATGAACTGGCACACAAGTACAATTCTCCAGGCGCACAGGGCCTACGTCTAAGACGCACGAAGCCTACCAAGTCGAAGGAGTCTACAGTAGAGTGGGCCATGCAAATCCAGCAGCTAGCAACACAAAATTGAAGCTTCATAAAACTATATAAATGAACGCATATTCAATATGAGTTCATCTATTTCTACTGAACTTAAGACTTTCCGAGACAGCCTCAGCAATGCTTTTGCGCTCTTTGCAGTTGGCAGTGATACATTTGATAACTCTAATAAGCTAACTAAAGTATTTGATCAACTACTAGATCATGAGATTAACAACCTAGAGCGCCGTCTATCTGAAAAGGACCAGCTTCAGACAATTTCAGCCGGTTATCTTGAGAAGCCTACACAGCTTCCGCCCACTGATGAGGACGAAAAGGAGGTTGAGGTTCATCCGCCGACCCTCGTTATTCACGCAGAGCCAAGCGTGATTGTGGAGAAGTACGAAGCACCGAAGTCTGCGGCGAATATGATTCTTTCGCATCCTCCTCCACCGAGCCCTATCGCCCAGGAAGAAGGAGATGAGGAGATTGAGGAGGTTGCGGACGTAGAAGAAGAGGAGGAGGAGACTGAAGTGATGAAGATTGGCAAGAAGAAGTATCACGTTGGCGTAATCTCTAAAACAGTGTACCAGTTTATTGACGAAGAAACCATGGGTGAGACACTTGGCACTCTAAAGGACGGCAAGATTATTGCCTAATCCTATAATAAGATGAACTTCGAACGGACTTGGAATGTACTTTGTCCTCCGGCGCAAATTTACCCAATCGTCATGGCAGGCGTAGTACTTTTTTCTCTTTGGCGTGGTACATATAGACAGGCTGTGACACAAACAATTGCTCTTTTCTTCGGTACTTTTTTCTTATGGGTTCTATGTGCAGCAAACTTTGAATTTGCAGCTTATGCACTCCTAGCTCTTCCACTTGTCTTTATGGCCTTCTTTTTAGCCGTTGTACTTTTTGACCAAAGTTTCATAGAAGTAAAGCACAGATACAAAAAGAGGTGTGGATGCCCTATGCAGACCCCCTGCGGTTGCGAAAACCCTTTTTAAGAAATACCAATACTAAATATGTTGTTAGAGTTCTTTGCTCTTTACAATCGTGTCGAGACTATAGTTATATCTTTTTTGTTTCAAGCAAAAAAATTTATTAGAAAAATCCTAGGTCCCGAAGTACATAATGTATATCTGTTAAAAAATGGTGATATTGTTCCAACTAGTTACTCAAATCTAGATGAGCATTTACCTACAGCACATCTGTACGATGTAGAAACGCAACGGATTACCAACGCATTAGTGCCCTTAGAAGGCCGTTATAAACCCGTAAATATTCTTGGCCTATGTATCCTCCTTCCTAACGGAAAAAAGGTTGATTTGAGTGATTGGGTGGGAACTATTCGTATGAACCCTGAAGTTCCTCTTTCACCTAAAACTCTTGTAGACCTTTGGTCCATGTCAACAAATACGTATATTAAGTTTCAAACTGTTGAAATCACGGACAATCTCGGTGATGTTCATACAGTAACATATAACTAACTACATCTTCTGGTCTACGTGTGGGCGATATAGCACATCCGCAGCCTTCATCCCCTCTCCATACACGGAAATCTCACTAGGGTCGTGAAACATCTTGGACGTTACATTCCACAGCTTCAAGATATGGAACCCCTTCTTTGGGCTAATCGTAACACCGACAATTTCGTTCTTCTCCTGGTTCGTTACAAGACGAAGAATAGCTGCAGCGGCATATCGCTGGAACGTCTCAGCCGCGACAGCCTCAGGCACCTTAATGCAATAACTGCCGCCATGGATGTTGGACCGGTGCTCCCAAAGAGGCAGGTAAGGATCGCGCATCAAGAAGTACATTCCGTTTAGAAACCGGCCATTATTGATGGTATTCAATGCTCCCCAGAAGGCGGGGAAGTCATGGAAGGTGCCGATACGCTTGTAGCTCTCGGGCCGCCAATCCGTGTCTGCTGGGTCATGGAAGTAAAGGGTCCACGAACCAGAAGGAAATGCCACGGGAGAGGAAATGTCCGACATGTTGATAGTTGGAAGGAAGATAATTCTACGAAAGAAAGAACGAGATACACTCAACTTTTGTTAGAAACCCAGGGTAACATATCAATTTTTTCCTGTCCTTTGCGCATGTTTACATGACGCAAAGGATAACATAAGTCCTTTGCGCATGTTTAGTGATTAATCGACGCACCACTCGTCTCTGAGCGCGTCGAAGGCGCGAGAGCAAGCTTAATCTCACCTAGGCCTGCAACAGAGTACTCGATGATAATCGGATAGTTGTTCTTCAGGTAAATCATGATATCCGTGCTCATGCCTGTGCACTTCGTGAATAGAGACAGAGGCTTTAAAAGAAAATACCCTTGAACGATTTCCTTCTGGGGCTTCGGCATAAGGCAAATTGTCTCCTGAGAGCCGAACTCGCCACCTTCTAGGCGGAAAATGAGTTCGTTCTCGGCCGACTTAATTTCCACCTTATCACCCAGCTGGATTAAATCCTTGATAATATTCTGGAAATCAAGACTTGGCATCGTAATAACGGATGGGAAGTGTACAGGAGGAATTTCAATTGGCTTGATATCTAGTTCCATTAAATTTAGATACTTCGTTGTAACCATTTGCTTCTCGCCATTCATAATGCGAATGCCGAGACGGCTCATATGCCCACGCTCCATAAATAGAAGAAGACT